ACCCTGAGAAGGAGTACGAGTGTGGTGCTGGTAAGGCTGTACACGATCGAAGTAAGAACCTTCGCGATCCGTGAAACGATCTTGGCCGTTGAGCTGTAGCTTGCCGACTTCTACAGGGTTCTTACCTTCGCAACGTACACCAGATGCTAAGATCACCTTGGCGAGCAGGTAGTTCACACCGGAATCGAAGACTTCTGCTTCACCGGTCTGACCAGTAGCAGGAACACCACCAGGTAGAGTTCCGGTTTGAGTTACGTTTCCACCTAAACTAATGCCAGTCATTGTAGCAGCAGCAACACCAGATCCACCGCCACCACCAGAACGACCTAGCAGAGACATGATGGTACCTTCCGTAGAGAAGTCATCAGAGTAGTTAAAAGGCTGTTGACCACCTACAGCGGATAACCAATCGGGGTGACCGCAATCTACGAAAGAATCACGCTGTACTACCCATAGAAGTTCCTTTACAGGGTGGTTAAAGTTCAGCTGAATCTTGTTAGAAGACGAAGTAATAGACTCAGCACCCGTGTACTGTACCTGCTCAATGAGGTACTCGTGAGACTGTTGAGCGAAACGACGACGCTCTTCCGTGTCTAGGTATACGTAGTCTACGTATAGAGAGCAGGCAGCCAGGGACTGGGCATTTCCGCGAATAGGTTGGAATGAAGCTTCGGTATAAGTACAGTTCTCCCAAGTCTCAAACGTTACATTTACACGCACTTCGTGGTACTGAAGAGCGATTAGAGGAATAGCAAGACCAGGGTTACGGCAGAACCAGAACTGAAGAGGAATGTACAGAGTCTTGGCAGGAGTACCAGCACGAGGTACACAAGACTGGGTTACTTCGGTAGAAGCGCAGGTAGTGTCTAGAGCCTCACCACCAGAGCTCTTCAGTAGCACTAGATCGTGGGTGTTACCTACTAAGGCATCTAGGGCAGGGATTTGACCAGCATTGGTAGATAGCTGAGTCCAGATCTGCATCCAGTCACCATATTGACGATCAATACGTTGTCCACCAATTTCAAGCTCTACCTGATTGATCAGACGGTGACCAATATAGCTGACCCAACGGAAAGCATCAGCGCCACCACCTAGCTGAGTAGCGGTAGACACATCAATCTGGGGAAGTACTACCTGTACGTAGGTGCGGAACATTAAGTCAGCGTTACGATTGATTACAGCCGTTACACGCTTGTTGAAATCTGCCTGACCGTTAAAGGTCACTTCAATGGATTCCATGGCAAAGTTGGTATGGCGCTTGTAAAGAATCTTCCAGAAAGTAATCTGGGGGTTACCGGAAATGTAGATATCCTGAGCACCATACGCTACCAGCTGTAGAAGACCACCTGCCATTGTTTATGTCCTACTGCGAGAAAAAAATATTGACAAGAATTAATGTTCTGGTACTACCCGACGTCGAACCTTCTTGTGAATACTTTCTTGCGTTCTCTAGTTGTCTTCGTAAGTCTAGTCTTTCTAAATGTTTCTTATTATAATGCATATTGGGCTACTATTGTACACGATATTTTCTCATTATCCTTAATGCCCCGTTGATCCAAATCCTCCAGATCCACGAGAATCAGGGGCGGGTGGTAGATCAGATTCTCTTGAAACAAGTGTAATATTTTTCCATGGCATCCAATTCTGTCTGCACAATTGAAAGTATCGAGTACCATCATGAATCATAAGATAATCGCATTGTTCAATAACATCAACTTTTGCTTTTAGAGATCCACGATATCCCATATCAATCAATCCAATAGAATTAGCAAGACGAAATGGAGAATTTGCGATAGAAGAACGAGGAACAAGAAGAAGAGGTTCAGGATTTCCAAGATCATCTGTTGCTGCTACAATCATTTGAAAATCAAACGTCATTACTTTTGTTCGGTTTCCAGATTGATTATTCAACATTGGAATATCAAATCCAGAATCAGTAGACCTACGATTTACAATTTGTTGTTGAAGATACGCACGAAGTTTGTCATCAGCAGTATAGATGTAGAGGTGCATTACTTCTTAGATGCTTCTTGTGTATAAATAGGCAATAAGGAAACAGACTACAGCAGAACTTTGAATTACCAGAAGTTTTAAAGATTCATATAGCGATAAACGCCCTAATGAAAAGTTTATGAGAACAAACAAAGGATTAAAGTGAACAGTTGAATCGTGAGCAATGAGCATGGCAGAAGTATATGCTAATCCAATAAAATATGGATTATTATGTGTTAATAATGCTGTAGCACAAATTAGGAGAACACCCATAAATTCTAAAAGTTCAGGGATCATTTACATGATATTTACATCTAAAATAAAAATGGAAGAATGTTACAGACAAAGAGTTATGATTCCTTCTGACATTAATGAACATCTTCCTACTCTCCGCGAATATACTTTGAAATGTGATTCAGTAGTTGAATGCGGTGTTCGTAATATTGTAAGTTCATTCGCCTTTGCTACAGGTCTTAAAGGACGTCCAAATACGTATACAATGGTAGATCCGTACAAATCAAATCAAATTGATACATTTTTAGCAATGTGTCAACATGAAGGTATAAATGCTACTTTTGTAGCCCAAAGTGATCTTGAATGTCCACTAGTTCAAACTGATCTTCTTTTTATTGATACATGGCATGTGTACGGACATCTGAAACGTGAACTAGCATATTGGCATTCAAGTGTTCGTAAATATATTGTTATGCATGATACTACTGTTGATGAATTTTTTGGTGAAACGTTAAGAGCAGGATGGGATGCGAATCAACAATCAAAAGAAACTGGGATTCCAGTTGCTGAAATTACTAAAGGATTGTGGCCAGCAATTGAAGAATTTCTACAAGAACATCCTGAATGGAAACTTGAAAAACGTTATACAAATAATAATGGTTTAACTATTCTGGCTAGAATTTAAAAAAAAATCAGAATGAATTTTATTTCAATTGGAGGATGGTGTGGACCAAAAATTGCTCTTAAAGAGCTGGGATTATTTGATGAACCATCATTACCGTTTGATAGTGTAAGATGTTCTATTGAAGGGGTTATAGATTGTATTGAACATGATTTTCAAAATTTTTTTCCAAAAGAACTCAAAAAAGTTGAAAGAAAGACAAGATGGGCTGGTTTTATTGGTGAATATGTTGGATTTTACCATAACAACCATAATTTACTAGATAATTCTGTAATTGAAAGTTTTAAACGAAAAATTGTAAGATTCGATGAAAAAATTAAAAAAAATAATTGTATTTTTCTACGAACATTGATCAAGGGTTATGAAGATGAAATAAAACACTATAAAAAATTACAAGATGTTATTGATAAAAAATATCCTAACATTTCATATATTATTTGTTTCATAATTCCTGATCAACCTGTAACACAATACTATAAACATCTAGATAATCGGACATTTTTGTTTACATTAAATGATAATCCAGACGATACATCTATAAAAAACGATTATACTCCTATTTTTCATTTTATTATGAATGAAAACTTGTTTACAAATATTCCACTATCAAATGAAATTAATATTAAACCCATGTCTTCAAGATTATGGTTAGTTGAAGGTTATTCAGCAGTTAATTTTATTGAAAAAAACTACAATTCCCTAACAAATACGTGATACCCCTTAGATGAAAATTGTTCATAATTGCACGAATGTAAATCTTCTCCACATAAAAGAACTATTTTATGCGGAGGATAATATTTATTAACTAGATCAAATCCGGGTAGACCACGATGATATGAACCATAAATAATTAAATCATAGGTCTGTTGAATAATATCTGTGGCTACACTTGCATTTTTTGTTGTGTCATGTAAGTTTTGATCTAGATTGCCTGTATACGTAATTCCTTTTCCGTAATATTTTGTATACGGGCCAGCATCTTTATAAATGTGCTGAATTTTGGGATAATCATGGCATTCAGAACCGATCAAGTCTTTGAATCCTTGTACAGTTAAACATCGTAAATAATCTGGTCCAACATCTCCTGATAAAAATAAGATTTTCTTAGCTCCTGAATTTCCTGATCTATCTAAAATATACTGAGCCATTTTCTTAGTAGTTAAATGTTGTCTCGTATAGTCTAAAAGTTCAGAAGCTAAATTTCCCGGATCTGAATCCGATTCATAACATTGATTTGCTTTTAAAACTAATTCTTTAGGAAAAAATGTCATTGTGTTCGGAGGGCATTGATCAAGACCAGGGAAATAAGGAATACATCCTTGTGATAAAATTTCATAATGGCGCATACAATCCCATCCTGCTTTTTTTGTTGTTTTGGCAAATGTGGAACTTCTGTATTCATTATAATAGTCTGTCTCAGTTTGATAAATATATGTGGACAAATTCCCTGGAATCAAATTAGAAATTCGTTTAGTTTTTAGAGAAACTACAGAAACAAGTTTAGATTCTGGTATAGAAAAACCTATGGGATATACAGGCATTTGCGTTTATGATTTAGTATTCTTTAAACTTATTCAAAGACTAGACGAGGAACAATATGCATTGCTTCCAATTCTTGACACCATAGTTTCATTGCATACGGAATAGTTTTCATTTCAAATTCTGTTCGAACTCCACATGTTCCACATTCGTACAATCCAGCTTCTCGATTTACTACAGCCATAACTCCACAATTTTTACAAAATCCTGTTCTAAACGGATCTGAAACATCCATCAATCTTTCTTTTGTAAACATAGCTGTACCGTGACTGAGCATACAATCACGTTCCATCTCTCCTACACGCAAACCACCATCACGAGCTCGCCCTTCACAAGGTTGACGAGTTAGAGAAACAATAGGTCCTTTAGCACGAGAATGAGTTTTATCACGAACCATATGTTTGAGTCTTTGATAGAATGTAGGTCCCATAAAGATTTCTGCTTGCATCATTTCACCAGTCTGTCCATTATACAGCATTTCATTGCCATACGGATGCATACCAAGTTTCAACATATGTTCACGCAAATCTTCAATTTTAAGGTGTGAATAAGGAGTTCCATCACCCAAATTTCCAGTTTCAGTACATACTTTACCAAACATTGTTTCCATCAGTTGAGCAATAGTCATGCGAGAAGGTACAGCGTGAGGATTCATAATAATATCCGGTCTTAGCCCTGAAGCTGTAAAAGGCATATCTTCTTCATTCAGAATAATTCCACATGTACCTTTTTGTCCATGTCTAGAACTAACTTTATCACCAATTTCAGGAACACGTTCAGAAACACAACGAACTTTAATGAAGGGATAACCTTCAGAATTTTTATCTTGCCATACTCCATCTACACGAGCAGTTTCTGATCCTTTGTAGACTGTAGATGAATCGCGATATTTATATCCATGAGGATCATGTTTCAAATTCGTAACTTTTCCAATGAGAATATCATTTTCTTTAACGTATGCATGTTGTTTAGGCATGCCAGTTTCTTGAACAGCTTCATATGAAGAACTTTTAAACCCTTTTGTTACTTCACGTTGTGGTCTAGAAAATTTCTCTTCTTTTCCTGAAGCTAGA